AAGAGGCATTCCACGTTCGTAATATCCTCGGAAGAGGAACGACAACTGGTTCTACTTTGTATTACCCTAAAGCTACCGGTAAGACAGGAGCTGGCCCAGGTGCTTGGGATTATGACCGTACAACAGTGGCATCCACTACTGCAAAGCCAGCGTTTGCAATGAACTTCGAGCGAGTTACGGCTCCTGTTGAATGGATTGCAGGTATCTTGACTTTGCCTATCGAGATGTTGGAAGACCTTTCTTGGTTGACTTCTTACCTTGCTACCTACGCTCCGATTGAGCTACTGAAAGAAGAAGATGACCAAATTCTGAACAGTGACGGTACTGGAAATACATTGAACGGTTTGATTAACACCGCAACTTCTTACAGTGGTTCTTATACCGTTGGAATCGAAAGAATTATCGATGCGGCTTATGGTCAGCTTGGAGAATTGAATTTCGATATGCCTACCAACGTATTGATTAACCCTCGGGATATTGTAGCAATCATGTTGAATAAGGCTTCAACTTCAGGTGAGTACAACTTGCCAGAGGGTGCTGTTGGAATCGTTGGAGGCCGTTTGCAAATCGGAGGCTTGACAGTCAATAAGACCAACAAGATTGACCAAGGAGATTTCTTGGTAGGTGACTTCTTGAGAGGTGCTGCTTTGGTGACTAGATCAGCAATGCAGTTGAGATTCTTCGATCAGAACAAGGACAATGTTGAAAAGAACATGATGACTGTTCGAATTGAGGAAAGAGTCGCGCTTCCTAAGTTCTATGAAGACGCATTTATCTACGGAACTTTGACTCCAGCCTCCTAATCCTAACCGATTGGAATAATTTAAAGCCCTGAAAATATTTCGGGGCTTTTTCTTGTAATTAATGATAGGATTTGATAGTATTGTAAAGAGATTAACAGCCGACAGCTTGACGAGGTGGGGAAACTGGAAACAAATCAATCAACTTAAACAAAAACATCATGAATAACGAGAATCAAAAGTCTACTACCGAAACCCCATCTAGTCAAGGTGGTGTTAGAAGACGTGTTGCTATTTTATATTCCTACTGGGATGATGAAAATTACGAGGTCGAAATTCCAGAGAATACTGATTTGGATGATGAGTTTTTTGATTGGGAGGAAGTATTGTTAAAGCCACTTGAAGATCAAGGAATAGAGGTTGGAATCGGTACTGGTGTTTCTTGGGGCTGGAAATAATGTCCTCTAACGTTTTGCGGCTTTGCGATAGGCTGCCTGTGCGTTTGCCTTGTGCGTTGGAAGCAGCTTTCGCAAAACCGCTGTTAGCAGATAGGCACGGTTCATTTACGATAAACTTAATTAGAAATTCAAAACAATAAAAAATATGGCACAAAACAGTAAAATTGAATGGACACATCACACCGCTAATCTTTGGCACGGATGCACAAAGGTTCACGAAGGTTGTGATAATTGCTACGCTGAAACATTGGCGAAGCGTTGGGGCAATGACATTTGGGGAAATGATAAGCCACGAAAGGAAATAAAAAGCGTTTGGAATGAACTCTTGAAAATGCAGAAGTTGGCAAAACAAGCAGGCGAAATGCACCGTGTGTTTGTTGGTTCAATGATGGATATTTTTGAAAAACCAATGCCAATTATTGATGCAAACATTCCTGAATACACAACAGGCGTTTTAAGGGATAGATTGTTTGACCAAATCAGTAATGACTGGTATCCAAACCTTACATTTTTGTTACTTACAAAAAGACCAAGCAATATCAATAAATACATTCCAGAAAGCTGGAAGGAAACGCCACCAAGCAATGTAATGTTTGGCACTTCGCCAGTAAACCAACAAACATTTGAAACGCTTGTAAGGCACTTAAAAGAAGTAAAAGGAAAACGCTTTTTATCGGTTGAGCCACAACTTGACAAAATAGTTTTAGGTGATTTGAATGGTATTGATTGGATAATTGAAGGCGGTGAAAGCGGACACCATAAACGACCATTCAATTTAGAGTGGGCAAGGTCAATGCGTGATGAGTGTGCAGTATTGGGTGTGCCTTATTTTTTTAAACAGATAGATAAAATTCAGCAGATACCTGATGACTTGCTTATACGGAACTTTCCTACGGAGACAGTCAGTAGTGCTTTCTGCTAACGTTAAGGTGCTTTGCGATGTGGCGGTTTCAAGGCACTCTCTTTCAATTTACAACAAATGTTCAACAAAGGCACTAACGCTGAATTTTGCACTTCACCCGCCATATTGCAAAACACGTGTTACCTGCCGTTTTTAATTAACCAACATGAAAGCTAAAGATTATTTTACACGTTATGTAAATGATTTTCCTGACAAGTCAAATGAATGGAAAGTAGTTAAAACTTTTCGTGATATATTTTGCGAGGCTCAAGAAATAGCAAAAAGCAGAAACGCAAAAACAGATACCGCTTATCAAAACATCTTTAAAGAATTGAATCAAAAAGCAAATTCTTTTTGTCGTATGGTCAATGAAATTGATGATATGGGGTTAAAGAATGATGCATTTATGATTTTTGTCGAGTCTGAAAACCATGAGTTTTACCGTGCTGTTTATCCAAATGGCAGGTAACTCATTTATTTGCGCAATTCCATCTATCAAAACGCTATTTAAATCAAATGAAGCAAGATAATTTTGATATAATTTCAAAGTGGTTAATCAAAGGATTTCCAGATTATTGCTTTGGATCTGATAAAGAGTTATATCGTTTTCCCCACAAATCAGGGCGTAACCATTACGGATTATTGAAGGTCAAAAAACAGCCTCATAACAGATGGCTAATTCACGGTAAATTTTGGAGCGAAAATCAATTAGCTGATAAAATTTATCTGAACCCAAATCCAGAGGTATTAATCAGTAGTTTGAATGATTGTCCTTTTTAAGTACCTTTAGTGCATGGACTTCGATAAAAACATAGATCAGCTTTACGAGTGGGGACTTCCGAGGTACGACACCTATCCGGTTCTCAAAGGACTTCAGTATTCATTTACCGATGAATCTGAGTATGTTGAACCCGTAACAGTCGAAGAGTTCAAAGATCACGCTTATATCGATGCAGATACGGACGATAATCTGTTAGAATTGTATCTTAAAGCGGCAAGGATTAACGTAGAGAATTACCTACAAAAGAGCCTTGGAATTAGAACCATTACCCTACTTGCTCAGAGATTGCCAAAGGATTACCGATTACCTTGGGGCCCAGTTGAAACGGTATCGACAAGCGGGTTTACCCTATTTGGTGATATTCTGATTGAAGGCGGTGAAAATGTTACGGTTGAATATGTGACCAATGCAAGCCTAGTGAATGATTCGATTAAAACGGCTATTTACAAGCGAGCCTTTGACTATTATGAGAATCGAGGCAGTTCAGGGCCTATGCCTGACATTGTAAAAATGATTCTGAACCCATATAGGAGGGTGGTATTTCCGTGATTAGATTATTTGAATTTTCTAGTCCAAAAAGACTTGCTTTAAAAGAAGAAAGGCAACAACTTATTGATCTGTATAAGTATTGCATTAAACTTAAAAAAAAGGTTAAAAAGCTGAAAAAAAAGCTTAAAAAGAAATGACCCACCCACGAGAAAAAATATCATTCATTCGGGTTAGTCAAACTCAGGATCCAAACACGGGCGATATGGTCAATGTGGAGACGATCTATTACCAGCCTAAAGCAGCTCAAGTTAATGAGGTTCGATCAAGTACGGATATAATCGCACAACAGCAGAATATAACTCAGTTTCTAAAGGTTAAGCTTAGGTATAATCCAGAGATTGAGATTTTGAACGGAGACTTTATTGAATGGAGAGGGTTTAGATTTACGAACCTTTCATTTAAGGTCGATGCTTACAGAAGATGGATTGAGGTGATGTGTTTTTCTGAAATAGAAACGACGGGTAGAAATGCAGCAAGTTCTTAATATATCATTTGACTTCGATGGTACTCTAACCAAAAAAACGGTACAGGACTTTGCTAGATACTGCATTGATCAGGGGTTGAATGTTTGGATAGTTACGAGTAGGGCTAACAAGGGAGTTCATGAATCGTATAATATCGAACTTTTTAAGGTAGCTGAATCTTTGGGAATACCTCAAGACAGAATCATTTTTACTAATGGAGGATTGAAAAAAGACTATTTTAGGCAGTTTTCAGACTTCATTTTCCATCTTGATGACGATTGGATTGAATTACATGAAATCGAAATACATACTGATGTAAAAGCAATACCTGTATTCGGTAATTCAGATTGGGAGCAAGAATGTTATAACGCGATTCAATATGTCAGTCAAAGTTAAAGTCTCAGGAGTTAATCTAGTCCTTTCAGGCTTGGACAAATATTCTGAGGATCTTAAGAAGTTGGTAGCTGAAGAAGTGAAAGATTGGGCTGATAGGACTGAGGATAAGGCTAAGCAGGACGTTCCGGTTAAGACGGGAGATTTAAAAGGAACTATTCGAGCCGTTGGAAATCCCAATAGACTATCATGGGCCGTAAAAGTTGGTGGTATTAACGGGGTTAATTACGCCCCGTATATCGAGTTTGGAACGGGAACATTCGTTAATCAATCATTTTTACAGGAATTTGGCTTAGTTCAGTATGCAAGCCAGTTCAAAGGTGCAGGCGTTAAGCAGGTGAATTTACCGATGCGATCATTTTTATTCCGCAATGCCCGAACCGAATTTGAAAAGACTTTTCAGAATATTAAGAAGCTACTCGAAAATAAGTAAGATTTTTCTTGCTTCATATAGTGGATTTGTTTAGGTTTGGAGAGACTTAAAACAAAGAGATAATGAAATTAAATAAAATTGAAGAATTTGAAGATGGTAGTGAATGGACCACTCCATCTGGCAAAAAACTAAAATTTCACAGTATATTTCATTTTGAAGATAGGCCAAGGCCAATATTTACTTGTGATGAAGAACACAGTTATTTTGTTTTTGATGAAAATGATGATGCTCCAAACGGCACTATCGGATTCTTTAATGGATGGGAAATTCTTAAAAAAATCGAAATATGACCCCACTCCTAGAAAAAATACTCACAATCCTATGCTTATTTCTCATAGGCTCAGGGATTATCGCAGGGCTATTACAGTTTGCGATTTACTTTAACTCATTTTGGTCTTATCCGATTGGGTTAGGACTTAGTATTTTGGTTGTTTTGGCAGGTTTTGAGATAGTTGAAAGGATATACGATGGAAAGTAATTGGATAAGTGTTAAGGATAGGCTGCCTGAAAATCTTTCAGAAGTTATTATTTCTGATATTAACACGGGTGAAGTCATTTCTGGAATGATATTTATAAATGGTAAATTCCAAGATGCTAATGAGGCTAATAGAGTGCTTTACTTTCCAACCCACTGGATGCCACTACCTGAACCGCCTAAGCAATGAAACACAATTTTAAATTCGTATGGCATAGATTTGTTAGTATTGATGAAAAATCATTATTAAAGTCTCATTGCTTTGTGTCAAAGGAATTTCCACATCCTTTTACAGATTTAGAAAAGATTGAGGGAAACATTAGTCTTTGCGGTAAGATTATAGCAACCGAAGGTAATGAACCCACAGAACGTGTAAAATTATCTGACATTGAACCTCAAGAAATCACTATAAACGGGGCTTGTAAAACCTGTATGAAGATTTGGATTAGTAAAAAAGGTATAAGCGAATTAGATCAATGACCTACCAAGACCAACTGCACCTACAACGCCACGGGCAATATGAGCGAAGGTTCTCATTAGCTTTCCAACGGGTTCTCAAACAGAATTATTACCAAATCGCTCGTAACCTTGAATATGGCTTACCACTAGATCAAATCGACTCAGAACCGATGCAAAGGGTCTACACTCGATTGTATCTAAGTATCATGGCAAGCGAAGGCGTTCTAATCTGGAATGAATTGGTAGCACCTTTGACAGGTCAGGAAATTAAGACTAAGGACGTATTCGATGAAGTCGCCTCGATATATTCTCCGGATAAGATTTCGGAAATGAAGCCTTTTTGGAATCGATTAATGACAGGGTTCTTGAATACCTACATTATCCAACGTGTTACGGAAGTAATGGGAACCACTATCAAACGGGTAACGGAGTTTATCGAGCGAGGCCGAAACGATGGATTGACCAATAAGGAACTTGCTAGGATACTTCGTGCCGATGCAAGGGCTAGGGAATTACGGGCTAATACAATCGCAAGGACTGAGGCGACTAATGCAATGTCAAAGGCTCAGATTCTAGCCTTGGAAAGCAGTAAGCTGAATTGGCAGAAGTCGTGGAACCCGATTAGGGATGATCGGACGAGAGACGCACATTTTGTAATGGATAACACAAATTGGATTGGGATTAAAGATAATTTCATTGTAGGAGGTTATTTGATGGCATATCCCGGTGATCTTACTCAAGGTGCTGTAATCGGTCAAGCGATCAATTGTAGGTGCAGATTAGCCTTTAGATTAGCAGGCCGTCAATATGGATTTAGACCAGTACAGAGAAGAACTTAAACAAACAGAGATATGAAAGCAAGCGAACTAAGGATTGGGAATTTGATTTATGGTATTTATGAGAATATCGAAGATGAAGTAGATCAAAAAAGTGAAAACGTAAAGGATATTGTCAATTTTATCGGGTATGATCCTTGGGATAATTTCTTTTGGGTTGAAGGAACTATAAATGCTGAGTTTTACGAATCATTTGAACCAATCCCCCTTACCGAAGAATGGTTGGTGAGGTTTGGGTTTTATAAGAGGGAAGGATCAGTCTGTGATAGTTTTTATATCGGAACCAACCCAGTAACAAAAGATTGGATGTTTGATATTGTTTGGCTCAAAAATATGATGGATTATTCCTACGAGGATTATCCTTTCTACAGAAACGGTTATTTCAAAATCCAATACGTCCACCATCTTCAAAACCTATATTTTGCCCTGACAGGTGAAGAACTTAAACTAACAGATAAATGAATCAAGAACTAATTACAAAAGCGGTCAAAGTTCACTTCGCTTGTGAACATCCATCAATGAAATGTTGCCAAATACTTGAAGATTATGTGGGGGTAGCCTCAGATTTCCTAAACTTCATGCTTACAGGTAATACCACTCCGCAACTGGAAAAGGTATTGAAAACTAAAAGGTATCAAAACAAACTAATACTTATAAAAAACTACATCAAAAATGAAACCAAGGGAAATGGGAAAAATTGAAAAGAGATTCTTTAGAATAGTCTTAGTGATTATCGGAATCTTGCTATTGGTCATATTGTTCGGGCCAGATGCTAACGCACAAACGCCTCATTTGAGGTATCACAACAAACTTCAAAAAGAAAGGTCTTTTGAATCTTGGAGAAAGTCACAGCCTAAAATTAGAATAAGAGCTGTTAAAGTGGCGGTAAAGCAGTCTAAATCTATTCGAGGCAATAATAACCAGTCAGCCCGATTAGTTAGAAAAGAAAACAGAGTTAGAAAATCAATAATAAAATGAGAAAGCTAATCTATCTATTGTCTTTTGCATTCCTAATTTTGACTCTTAGCCTGATGACTAATGATGCAAATGCTCAAAGTAAAAAGCTAGGCGAAACAGTTAAGACCGCTAGCCCTGTATTCTATTTCATTTATGAAGGAGAAGAAGGTGACGGAGCGGTAGAATTACAAATTCATGACAGGCAGCATCAATTTGTATCGATGGGTTATGACAGGCTATCAGACCAAGCTAAAGGCAACGATCCTAAAAACCCACTGATTAAGCTGATCCAGATTCCTGAAATAGGCCCGCTTGCATTTAGACAGGTTGAGAGCTTGGAAGAGGCTAAATTACCAGTGGACGGAATTACAGTCATATCGGTGCGGTTGAATAAATTGAGGGAGGCAGCTAGAATCATTTACCAATGATGTTCTTAATTGAAAAACCATCAGGATTTAAAGCCTATTATTCATTTAGAAGGCTAATCAAAGAAGAAAGAATTGAGGAAATTTGCGCTAAGTCAGGAGATAAAGTTCCGGTTAAAAATAACCTTCCAAAAACTATAGCTTATAATCAAATTACAATTCGAGAATTAGAAGTAGATGAAAGGTTGTAAAGTTAGCCAATGAAAAAGCCTCTTATTTAGAGGCTTTTCTTTTGAATAAGGCGCTTTAAAAACCAAATAGGAAGTCTTATACTGATTTCATGTTTGACTCGCTTAGAACGGTTGAAAAACGATCCTGAGAAAGGGAACTTCACGATAGGATTTTCTTCCTTACCAATTGAACGATAGCCCCGATTTCAGCATTATCTATTTCTCCGTCACTTAGCGCCTTTCCGATTTCAGCCGATAGTTCTCGATAGAATATTCCCCGCCCTTCATTTGGTATTTTATCGGAAATGAGATTGAATACGATTGAAGCTGCTTTCTCTGGGTCTTGTTCCAATGTGATAGCATCAACAATACCCATGTAGAATGCAACCTGTGCCATGATCTTTGGAGTGATTTCTTTTGCTTTTTTCAATAGCTCATCATCTTTCTTTGTAGGAGTCAAGGCTACAACCCAATCAATGGCAGGGTTTTCAATGATAGTCTTTACGATGTCAACCACCTTTACGGCTGCATCTGCGTTCTTAATCAGTATTCCAAGGAATGCCCCGAAAGCCTTTGATAAGGCTAGTTTGATTTTTTCAAATAGTTTTTTCATGGTTTTTATGATTTGTTTGTGTAATCCCATCTTATTTTTTTTCCTCTAATGTCGTAATGAACCCAACTGTTATAAAGA